CTCCCAATGGGAGTACCTAACCTAGCCGTCCCGTTAATCTGTTCGATTAACGGCTTCCTGCCAACTCCGAAAGGAACAAGCTATGACTTTAAGTCACAGGGACCCGTTAGTGTTGAGGTTAGAGGGCATAGGCTTGTCGAAGAGAGACGCGACCCAAGTACGCAAGGACTTGGATCGTTGGATCTCAAACTCCGGTATGGAGTGGACTATTCAGAGGTTAAAATCCCTGAGGTCCGCCTACATACAGTTCCTAGGGGGCAACCCCTATGAACTTCCATACCTAGCTAACCGAAAACAGAACGGGAACCTCATTCCGAAAGGAGTTTGGGGAAAGTTCTGGACTAGGGAAGCAACCCGGGTTCCGGTAAGTCTCAAGTTATTTCACATTTACTCGGCGTTCACCCTGAAAAGGGTTACCGCTTCGCAAAAGAAGAAATTTCTTGAGTCAGTATGGGCTCCGCCCGTACTGAGGTTCGACCACGTTCTACAGGTAGATGTGGCGAATTACGCTTCGCGCTTTGCAATAGGCGCTAGGCCTTACCGAAGAAGCCTCATCTCTTCTGTCAACGCACTTCCTCCTGAACATCGGAAGAAGTTCACCCGTGACTTCCGTCGCGGGTTAGACTACATGACTTGGCATAGCCGGTGGTTTCCGGATATAACTAAGTCATGGGGTGGCTTTGACAGGTGGATACAGAGGAAGACGACACTACCAAACCCTTCGGGGGATGATTTTGTCGGCAACCTCGGTATCACACAGGAACGGGGGGGTAAGTTGCGCGTTTTCGCGTTTCCTAACCTCCTGTTCCAAGTGATGATGAACCCGTTGAAGGCGACTCTCTTCAGGATCCTGAGAAGGATCCCTGAAGATTGCACGTACGATCAGGAGCGAGGAGTGAAGTGGGTCGAAGAAAAGTTGCGGGCCGGCCATTGTGCCTGGTCCGTAGATCTCTCCGATGCCACCAACCACTTTCCTTATGCGATTCAGAAGTTGGTACTTCTTAACATCTTAAGACACCCGGAGTGGGAAAACCACATCGAGTTATTTGAGATGGTCGCGAAAGGTCGCTACGGTGCGTCCGCCATTGGCGGAAAACACGTAGTGTGGATGAAGGGCCAACCTTTAGGGGCTGGACCATCGTTCGCTCTCTTCGCTATCGCACATCATGCAATCCTGCATCACTGTAAGGTGAATGTAGGAGAGAGTAATACTGACTGCTATAGGATATTGGGCGATGACATTGTCATCACCCATCCTAAGGTGGCTGCCGAGTATTACCGCATTCTTGAAAAACTTTCTGTTCCTATATCCCCACAGAAGACCGTGGTGTCGAAGGACATCGCGGAATTCGCTGGGGTGGTGATTACTCCTTTGTCAGCCTACCAATCCACTAAGTGGAAATCGGAGGTTAACTTAGGCAACATCACGACGGAAGCAGAGTTCTCGGGAGTAAGAGCCGTAAGGTTCCTACCCAACTCTCGTTGGAAGAAGGTTTACCTGGAATGGTATTCCGTCTATCACAAGAACTCCCTTGGTATGACCCTCGATGAACGGCTTAACCGCAAGGTGGCTGTTATCGAGTACCAAGAAGAAAGGAAAATCAAGAGGCTCATCAAGAAGGAGCGCGGGACTTCCCGCGAACTTTACTGGAGGATCCTTGCGGATAATCCAGATGACGAGCTAGAGGTGCCTTCCCCCGACCAGGGGGAAAGTGTAACGATTGATGAACCTTTTGGGTTATCGCCAATCGCCACCTCGCCTAGTGCGCCTTCAGCTTCACATGGACCTCGCCTCTACCGTGCGGTACACCGTAAGGTCTACCAACACGCCTTTGGCGGGGAACTCCGGAGCTACGATCAAGCCGTAAGTGCCCGAAAATCTCGGTAACTAACCGGCTCCAAGGTGGTAATAATGATAATCCACCGCCTCTGTCCGTAGCAATACAGCAGAGTCCAGGATCGCTATACTCTAACGAGTATGG